TGGCAAAGGTTTCTTTTCACGATATTTTGGATAGTGTATTATGAATGAAAAAGAACTTGCAAAGCATTATCTAAAAAAATACGAAACGGCTCGTGCATTAAGGGTAAGTTTTGAGGACTTATTTCAAGAATGCTATGACTATGCATTGCCTCAACGAGAAGGGTTTTATTACAATGCGCCTGGACAAAGGCGCGATGATAAAATCTTCGATGAAACAGCAGTAGTTGGTACTCAAGAGTTTGCATCGCGTTTACAGTCAGGGCTTGTTCCTAACTTTGCAAGATGGGCAGATCTTCTTGCAGGTAGTGAAGTGCCTGATGATGAGCGTGATCAAATAAATAATCAGCTTGATGAAATTACTGAATATGTTTTTGAGATAATTCAAAACAGTAATTTTGGGCAAGAAGTACATGAGTGCTTTATTGATCTAGCTGTAGGTACATCTTGTTTGTTGATTGAAGAAGGTGATGCAGTAAATCCAGTGCGGTTTTCTGCAATACCACTACCAAAGATTGTATTGGAAACGGGGCCAGATGATCGAATAGATCATGTATATCGTATCCGAGAAGTGCGTCACAACAATCTCAGTATTACATTCAAGAATGCAAAATTTAGTGATCGCGTTATGCAGATGATTGAAAAGCAACCAGAAAAGAAATGTGAAGTTCTAGAGGTTGTTTGTAGATTGTATGACAAACCAAATGTGGAACGATATGGTTACTATGTAGTTGACAAAACGCATGGCGAGTTAATTACACAGGAAATCTTTGAGGGTGTTGGTAGCAACCCATTTGTTTGTTTTAGATGGTCAAAAGCCTCTGGTGAGATTTATGGGAGGGGGCCACTAGTAAATGCATTGAGTGCTATTAAGACAACTAACCATACAATTAGATTGATATTAGAAAATGCAGATATGGCAGTGTCTGGTATCTATCAAATGGATGATGATGGGATAGTAAATGTTGACACAATTAACCTTGTTCCTGGGACTGTTATTCCTAAAACTCCTGGCTCTGCGGGTTTAGTGCCAATACCAGCCGCAGGTAATTTTGATGTTGCTGGTTTGGTTTTGAATGACATGAGTTTGAATATTAAACGCGCTTTGTATAATGATATGCTTGGTGATCCTAATAGAACACCTGCAACTGCAACTGAAATAGCAGAACGTATGGCAGATTTATCTAGAAGGATTGGTTCTGCTTTTGGACGCTTGCAAGCAGAAATGGTGCAACCAGTATTGCAAAGAGTTGTATACATTTTGCGTAAACAAGGACGTATTGAAATACCCACAGTAAATGGTAGGGAAGTTAAAATTAGAAGTTCTTCACCTCTTGCACAGGCACAGGCAAATCAGGATATAGTGTCTCTGGATAGATTCTTGGAGGTAGTTGGAGGTCGCTTTGGGCCGCAAATGGTAAATATGCTGGTTGATAGTGATGAAACTGCTGTCTATCTCGCCAAAAAATTTGGTGTCCCTGATAGTCTGATTAGAGATGAAGATGAAAGAGAAGCAATGAAAGAACAAATGATGATGGCAATGCAACAGCAGGGCGGTCTTGGTTAATGTCTCATGTAGGCATTGATGGCTTTCCTCGGTCAAAAGAGGAAGATGAACAAATATCTGAAAATGTTAAAGCACTGTTTGGAACGGATGCGGGTAAGGCTGTATTAGCATATTTTCGATCAA